CATGCGCTCGACAAAGCCAACCATAGCCACGGTTTTCCAAAACTCAGTGGTAGTGAACTCAACCGACTCGCAAAAACCCAAATCAATCTTTAAAGTAAATTCCATGATAAACCCCTGTAAAAATGGTGCAGCACGGCGCTGCAACTGCATCCTACGGGCCGTTTATGACAGTTTTTAGGCAATAAAAAGGGCTCCCGAAGGAGCCCTAGTAGCAGGGGGTAAACCCTAGCTTAGGTTGAACCGGGCGATCCGAAGATACCCAGAGGGTCAGACACACCGAACGAATAACGCTCACGTGCCTTGTAGCGGACGTTACCAGTGTCGAAGTCACCATCCATGCTGTTGGCCAGCGGGGTACGCACAAAGTGCTTCAGTCCGTTGGGAACATCAGTAGTCAGGAACCAGCCATTGGTATCAGTCAAGAAGTGATTCACGGTGTATCCCTCGGGGATCGAACCGTTATTCTTCAAAGCGTTGATATCGTTGTCAGTGGTACCGACGCGGAGTTCGGTTTCCAACAGACGGGTTGCAACGAACATCAAAGCTGGAGGAATAATCAGCTTCTTGGGCTTAGCAGCGATCAGCAAACCGCGCTCGTCTGTCCAAGCAGCGATCTGAATAACAGCGTTTTCCAACGAAGTTTCATTCAGGTCAGCAGCGGTCGAAGGACGATTGCTGTTTGTACCGCCAGAGATCAGCGGGTGAGCTGTGTTGCACAAAGATACGCCGTCGCCATACACGTAAGACGAGTTAAAGGCGTTATTCAGAATAGCCGCTGCTTTAACTTGCTTGGTGTATGCCATACCACGGGCCAGAGCCTTGGTATAACGGGCCGACAGAGAGTCGTACAGGTTATCTTCCACAGCCTCTTCCGTGATGGAGAAGCCCATCGCGATAGTCTCGTGGTTGTAACGTGCAGTCCATGCTTCTTGTGCGTTGTCGTAAGCGATGGCAGAGCCCTCGTTTTTAACAGGTGCAGCAGAGAAACCAGACAGTTTCGTCTCTTCTTCAAAACTACGCTCCGAAGTCTCGGTTTCGTAGATTTCTTTGTGCTCTTCGCCGTAACGGGAATATTCCAGACCGAACAAAGCGTTCAGGCCGGGGAGCAACTCTTTAAGTAGCTGTGCGCGTGAAATAGCCATTTTAAGTTACTCCTTATGCTACGTAGTAGCGATGAGCGCCGAAGTTGAACTTAACCAACACTTCAGGGCTTTGAACCAACACAACAGTGCCAGCCACTGCGGTAGTAACCGAAGTAACAGTCAGGGTCGTATTACCGGTGGTAGTGACAGTCGATGCAGAACTCAGCGTAGAGCCGGTGAATTGCAATTGACCATTTACCAAGTTAAACACATCAGTACCAACAGGCAAATATTGTCCAACAGTCAGGCCGGATACAACAACCGAAGTTGCCGAAGCAGCGCCGCCAGACACATAAGTGCAGGACGAGCTGATTTGGGTATCAGGAACCAGATTGAGAACACGGAAACCGCCGCCAGAAGTAGTTGCCGAAGCAGCCACAACAGCACCAGCACCGTTACCAGTGGAGGCAGAGCCAGTCAGTGTGTTACCAGCCATGTTCACGCCAACCAGAATCGACGAAGCCGATCCAATGGTAGTAGCGGAAGCACCGGTAGTAACAGCGCAACGAATCACTTGGTCAGGATCGTCACCAATAATAGCCGTGATGTCACCAGCGGTAACACTTCCGGGGTAGTACTGGGCGTACTGACGTTGCTTCGTAGTGGGGTTTGTGTAATAGCAGCCCAAGAACACGCCAACAGTGGTGTTGGTTGTGCTAACGGGGTAAGTTGCAATCACAACATAACCAGCGGATAAGGTGACCAAGTCACCATAGTACAAGGCGGTGCCGTAGTTGTACTGGATCGGAAGATTCCGTGTTGATCCAGCAAATACCTGCCCGCCAATTAGGTTTACGGGTTTATAACCGTAAGCCGCGTCGACAGATGGATAAGCCATAAGAGACTCCTAAATTTAAGAACCAGAACCGAAAGCTGATCCCTTAGTCACTGTTGACTTGCGGTCATTAAACAATGGCATACGGGAATCGCTTGCGCGCATGAAACTATTGTCAACCGAAGACATTTGGTTATCAGCAATTTCTTGGAAATACTGATTACGTTGCTCCGATATTTCAATAGGTTGTTTACACAGGAGAAGATCACCCACTTCAATCGCGTCCTTGAAACGAGACGTAGCCTCGCTAAAAGACCACGCTTCGGGATGCGCCGAAGCCTTTACAGGCTCCCAGCCCTCGCGGAATTTGGAAGAAATATTTTTGGCGTCAGCTTTACCACCCATGGCGGTGCGCACCCACCGATATTCATACCCGGGTTCCTTGTCAACATGGGGCAAAAGTTCAGCAGGCGTCCAACGTTTAATTGGGCGAGCTTCTTTTTCCCTAGTTTCTAGGGCGCGGGACATACGATTTTGTTCAGCCATTTTTATTTCCTCATTTCTTCCGCAACCTTTTTAGCGTAGAGTTCCAGAGGAACACCAAGCTTCTTGGCTAGTTGTACTTGCGTCGCATTCAGCACGATTTTTCGTGGTGCAGTGCTGCGCGTTGCCGGTGCAACTATATTTGCTCTAGGGCGCTGAGAGTTGGGTGCATCAGCGGATTCACCAGAGGCAAATTTCTCTGGGAATACTTGGCGAATCCGCCCGTTGAGACGTCTATAGTACTCATCGGAAGTCGGGTCCAAACCATCTTCCACGACCAGTTTTTCATGCAACGCAAACGCATAACCGGTCATCTCTCTGTCCTTCCCGAACCATGTGTCGTTAGCTCGTCGCCAAGCTTCGGCTTTAGGATCGGAATCAGGCGTTTGCGCGATTTGCCCAGTTTGTACACTATTTTCAGTGTCTTGTAAAGGGGTGGGTTTAAAGTTATTAACCCGCTCCACTTTCATTTTTACAGTAGTTAGATTCTCCGCCGCCTCGGCAAAAGCGTCGGCATCCCCAGACTCATAAGCCTGTTTGTACCGAACTTTGGCCTTCTGAAGGTCATCTGCCACCACCCGTTTGGCTTGCTCCAGCAGGGCTTCTTGGTTGGTATTGAGGGAACCTTTGAGCTTTTTGTTCTCATCAATAACTGCCCGAGCAAGGCGTAAAGCCTCATCCTTTTCTTTAGCAGCAGCTTCTTTTGCCCGGCGTTCGTCGTGGTAGCCCTTCCCAAGATGGGCCAAACGTTCTTTCAAACGCTTGTCAGAATACCGGGAAAGCTCTTCCTCCGTAACATCCTCCGGGGGAGTCGGCAGGGGTTTTGCCCCACGATCGGCTTCCGGGGTATCGTCAACAATCTCAATTTCTGGGGCATCGTCAACTTCTACCCGTTTAGAACCCGCCCGGGATTGTTTTTCTTCAATTTCATCAGGAAATTCAAACGTAGTTTTTTCAAATTCGGCCATATAACCTCCTTATGGGCGTTGGATTCCACGGGGGTCTTGGACCACCGCTTCCACCGAGTCGTCACTAATTAACCGCCATTCGGTGCCGTGGATTTTCATCCGCGTACCAGTATTAGGACGGACCAAAATAAAATCGCCCACTTTACAACTTGCGCCACTAGGAAACCGCTTCTCGTCTTTGTAAGCATCCGGCCCAATCTTGGCCACAAACAATACTGGCGACAGTATCTCTTCGTGGTGCATCATGGTGGCTGTTTTAACCAGCCCGGTTTTGCCAATCTCCTCTTCTGCCTTGGGCAACATACAGAGTATGTTGAACGTAACAGGATCGGGAACTTGGCGTGCTTTCTCTTCAGTCGTTGCGGGAAGTACAGTAGTTGAGGCACCGTCTTGACTTACGAGGATTTCAGTCATCATTATTTCTTTCTAAACGAGTTTTGAGGTCTTGCAAGTTGTAATTGGCGTGGTCAAGACCCCGAATAACACCCACCAATTCTCGATACTCTGCGTAGTCTTTAACTGCGCCAGTACAAAGCCTATCTACCGCCTGCTGGCGGAATTCATTGTTTTGCTTTTTTAACAGATCAAATTCGTTCATAAATTACTCCAGTGTTTGTACCCAAGGCCCGCGCCGGGCTTTTTCGCCTATGACGTTATTCTCGTAATCAAGCCCACAAAACTCTGCATATTCTTTAAGGGTCCGTTTGGTACCCAACGAATAAACCCCAAGGTCTTCGTATTTAACCAACTGGGTTAGCCGTTCCATTGCGCGGGTTTTAAATTCCCACCAATGTTCTGGGCGTTGTTTATCAGGTTCACCATCCCAATGCGAAGTCCGAGTTTCCCGTTCCATCAAATGGTAAATAGGCATATTAGGGACGTGAAAAATATCCCACCCATGCGTGTAGGCACGAAGCGCCATCGCTTGTTCTTCACCTTCAAAATAAAACTGTGGGTCGTACGGTATTTCATACACATACTTACCTAGCGTAAATATACATCCGCAAGCCATGCCAAATCCGGGTAGGATTTCGTCCGTATCCACAGTAATTGCTTTAGCCAAGATGGTGTAATTGCTGGGGTTAAAAACTATTTCAAAGGGGCAATCAAAATTTATAACATGGGCTTTTACCCCGCGCTCAATATCCAATACCGGTTTGCCATCAACTAATCTATATAGGCATGGATACGAAGTAATAATTGGTTTATCGCTAAACTTCATGCACTCTTGGGCTTTGCGGATGTAAAACTCATCCCAGTTTTGCTCAAAAACCATGTGCGCATCAATTGAAAAGAACCAATCTTCCCCGTAGTACATAGCCATTCCAAGTGCCCGCGCCCAGCACAACCCCCTAGATTCAGCAGGCATGACGCCTGTATACCGGATTATTTTTTTGTATTCCGGTGGAATTACAAATCTTTTCTCGGGGACTTCTTGTTCCATGATCCCAAAACGTAACCGGTCTGGATACTTAGCCTTGGCTATGCAATCCGCAACAGTGGTCGTTAGCTGCGTATCGCAGTAAGAAGCAATGCTGATAAAAATGGTATCGTTCATTTTCCAAAGACCTGTATGGTGTTACGAGCGGGTGCATCGGGTGTGGTGGAAAACACCGTATGTTCTATTGGCGTATGTATACGCGTAGCGCAATTGAACTCGGGTTTTATACACCGGATATCACTGCCTGTTTTATAGGCAAAGTACCCGCCCCATCTTTCATCCCATACTTCGTTGAGATATACCGTAACCCCAAACTTCCAAGAAAAATCTGAATGCCACGGGATATAACTACCGGGCATCCACTTGTAGTACATGGGGTGTAAGAACTCAAAGTTGTTTAGGTCAGGAATTTGGTTTTTTAACTCCGCTGTGATCCTATCTTTTAACTCCCCAGACAGGTCATAAACAAGTACAGCGTTGCTATATCTCACGATGTCCTGAGTCCAACTCGTAAGGTTTGTCCTAGACGTAATTTGGTTTTTAACAAACTTGTTAGTCTCGTTGATCAAGTTCAACGAGAGCACATTAGTGTACATATCCGCTAGATTTTTGACTGGGGGTTGTGCTAGTTGCATTAGTATTTCCTTTGACGTAACCACTTTGTTGCTACCCATTTCTGCCCTTCTACAACAGGATTGCCTGCGTGCAAAGTTATTGGGTCTTTGGGATCGGGGTATCTGAAGAACAACGCATTGCCCATCACTGGGTACACATTCAATCCCATATTTGGGAACGTTGTAGCCCCACCAAGGTCTGGGTTACTGAGATACATCAGGAGCGTACCAACGCGCTGCCCGCCAACTTTTGTGTGGTCTACACCACCGGGTTTGTTTACAAAATAATCAAAGTGCGGTTTGTACTGTTGGCCAATTTCATACTTGAGTATCTGGATGCCTTCACCACGATCCACAGGCCAGTTCAATATCTTGGCTATCCGCCGATCTATCCGGCGAACCAACTCGTTGTCCCCGCGATTAAAGTACGTACCCGAACTGGTCCGATCTGAGTGTGCTATTCCTTCACCCGTATCTACATCTATAGCTTGGGAAGGCGTAATCTTTTTAGTTGATAACTCAATCAACTTCATACACTCTTGTGGCGACAAGAAGTTGCTGAACAAAACTATGTTCGGATTCTTGAGCTGCATCTGCACTGTGATGGTGTGGCCCTCGATAGTTACACTTGTTCTATCCTGCAGCCGAACATGGGGAAGCGTACCCACCATGATCTCTTCACTACTTTGTAGTTTTTTCAGCTCGGCCTCAACGGACTCCAGTTGCTTCGCCCGCTGAACAGCTCGTTCTACAACAGCATATCCGGGTATTACTCTTACTCGCTTAACCAAATTGTTGGCCATCTCTGGGTCAATCCCAGCTTGGACCATAGCATCAATAACAACGGCATCATCAACGCCCGCAGCTATATTCTCTATGGCCCAATTTGCCCAAGTAATATCAAGTTCTGTCACTGAGTCCCTCCGGGTGGTTTGGCTGCTTGCTGAGCTTGTATCATCTGCTGCAGTTTCTGAGCCGCAGCAATTTTGCGGGCTTGGTCCGCCGCCGCTACTTTGTTACCATGCAACTGATCACTCTGCTGCATACCTTGCGCGTGTAGCTGCTGCGCCTGCTGCATCTCCATCATGTGGCGCTGCTGTTGCTGCTGCATCTCCTGCTGGTGACGGTCCGCCACGATCTGGGGATGCTCGCCTTGCTGGCCTTGAGCCTGCTGCGCCTTGATCTGCAACTCAGCTTGCTTGATCTGCAAGTCACCTTCAACCTTCTTGGCCTTGGTATCCGCATCTTGCTTCTTGATCTGCAACTCAGCCTGCTGCATCTGCACCAGCGGGTCTTGCGCCATCTGCTGGTTCTGCTGTTGCTGGGCCATCGCCTTGTTCTGCTGCAGGAGCTGGACCGACGCTTTGGCAACCAACTGAGACAACTGAACCTCCACCTCGGGCGGCAATTCTTTGTCTGGTGGGGGCAACTCAGTGCCCAGTTGCTCTTCAATTTTCTTACGGTACAAGTAGGCCAAGTGCTCGGCCATGTGCGCCTGAACCGCAGCCATCATCTGCTGCGCCATCGGGTTCTGCCCCATCTGCTGCAAAATCATGGGGTCCTGCATAAACGTACTGTGCGCAGCAATGTGGGCATCATGGTCCTGATAAATGAACGCCTTGGTCGGCGACCCCTTGAGGAACGCCATGTTCTCACTGATGGGATCACGCGGCGTCTGATCATCGTCCGTGGGCACCAGCTTCTCAGCATTCTTCACGCCCAACACATCAATCATCTGACGATGCAACTGTGGCAAGTTGTAAATCTGCGGAGCCGCTTGGGCCATCTGCATGACCGCTTGGTACTGCATGATCCGCTGAGCCATCGTGCTGCTGTTGGGGTCGCTGACCGGAATGACCTCAACCATGTCGTAATCTTCGCGCTTGGCCGAAGCATCGCCCGTCTCTGGCTGGTAGTCATACGTCGACGGTGTGTTGTCGCGGATGATGCCCTTGAGAAGTTTGAACTCCTCTTTCATCGAGTTGTGCACGCGGGCTTGGACAGCCCCCATAATCTTGAGTTGCCGCTCCAGCAAAGCAAGCGTAGTCCCGACTGGGGCTTGGCTGGACATATCACTGACTTTCATGTCCGCAATCGACCCGAGGCGACGACCCTCATCGGTGATCTGGTTGAGCAACGAAAGCAGAACCTGACTCGGCTCCTTGTACGGAAGCGTCATGATGTTATCTTTGATCGCCCCGCTGGGGATATCTACATCACGGAACTCTCCCGGCGCGATGGGCGTGTCATCGCCCTTGACGCGCATACCCCGTGCTTTTAGCCCGCCCGGAAGGTTTGAGAGAGTACCTGCATCAACAAGCTGCCTAATAAGAGAAGTCCCAGCGCGAGCATAGCCACCAATGATATGGATAAGACCCATACCATAAGCCCCAAAACCTGGGATGTAGTCGTATTGAACCAGATGCTGGCGTTTTTGTTTAGTCTCGTCATCTTCGTTCCAGTTCCTATAAATTGAGAGTACTTTTGTTGTACCCTTGTCGATAGTAATAATGTACGGAAGCGCAATTCCATTCTCATCTTCATACCCCGGTAGATCAAGAACCGTCTGAATCTCATACAACTGATAGCGGTCGTCATCCGTCAGCGAGTAACCTTGCTCATCAGCTTTCTTCTTCTCCACGTCGGTGTAACTCATCACCGGCTCGCCCAGCTCTACATCGCAGTAGAACCCCGCAACTTGTAGCTTACGTAAATCATTCTTAGTCTTGCGCATGACGTGCGTGACGCGCTCGGCCATCCGCGCACCGCTGGACCCGTAGGGGATAATCACATCTTCAGCGGGCACGAAGATCGAAGTCTGTCGACCCAAGCCCGGATCAAAATAGACTTTCTTGAACGCCGCGCCCGCAAGGCCCAAGTTGAACAACATGCGCTCATGCTCAGGGCGATACTCGGGCATCTCCTCTGTGAGCTTGAAGTTCATGTCATCTTTTACTCGCTCTGCTGCTTCTTCCTTGAGGCGACTAATTGCACCAATAATTTCAGTTTTGACCGGGCCCGCCGCTGGAAACGTTTCAGTAATCGTTTCACTCTGGAACCGTATAGCAGCTTCTGTAAGCACTGTGGAGAAAACTCCACATGCTCCGTTCCATGGCTCGGTTCGTTCTTCATACTTCATCCCCAGAACATCAAGGCCCTTAACGTACGTCTCCGTCCAATCCTTACGGGACGCAATATCCGCTTCTACCAATCCTACCAACTCGCTGGCAAGTTCGCCAAGTTCACCCTCATCCATATCGTCCGCGAGGTTGGCACCGAACTCACCTTCTGCTTGGTCATCACCCGGCTCAATCGTGATCTCCATTGACCCATCAGCTAACGTAACCAAGTCTGGATTTTCAATATCAATCTCCAAACCTTGCTCGTCTGTATCGTCCAGCCCGACGGGCGCTGCGTACAGACCCTTGTTCATAGAATTAGTAGCCATAATCTATCCTTAGTAATACACCGCATTACGGCGTTTAAATAATGTACCTTCGTCTTCCACGTCTGTAGGCAAACGTAGAAACCCGCCTGAGCGAAAGCGCATAAGCGCGAGAGTGGTGGCGTCCACCAAGTCGTCGTGCTCGCCGCTGGGGAATTCTGCAATCTCATCAACCAACTCTTCTGCCCACCGGGTTCGTGGAACCCACACTTTCCCACTCGCAATTATGTCCGAGACGGCATTCAAGCGGGCGATTTTGTCTTGGCCCCTGCTCGGGGTGTATTCCTGAACTGGAATACCCATTGCTCTGAGCTCATATATTAGTGGTGCACCAGTAGCTTTTTTCTCCACAAGAATCCCGTCTGGCTCCCACTCGTCATACTCTGCAAGCACGTCACGTTTAAGTTCGACCCACTCGACCCGCTTCTTATATGTATTGAGCAAAATAATATTCGGGGCTTTCTTATCCTCGTCCAGATAGAAAATCCCCCACGTCGTGCCAGCAGAATAGTCAGCCCTCTGGGTTTTCTCAAACGCCGTATCCCATGTCTGCAGGATAAATTCACACTGGGGTGGACGCTCTTCCTCCCACCACTTCCACCAGTCCCGCTTAACGATCGCACTCTCGTTGCCCACCGGGTTCTGTTGGTACTGGGCTTGCCACTTGGAGTTGGGCAGTTCGGTACGCAGGGCTTCCAACTCCTGCAAGCTCCAGAATTCTGGCCATAAGGGTTTACCCGAAGGCATGATTGCAGGGAACTCAATCACTTCCCACTGCTCGCCGCCTCGGTTTGCAGCGGCTTTCAGTACTTGGCCGGTCAAATCCCGCTGCGCCCACCGCGTCATCACGATAATGATCGCCCCGCCCGGCTGCAGACGCTGACGTGGGCCTGACGTGTACCACTCCGTGACCTTATCAAACACTTCTGGGTTGGATGCTGCCAGCGCAGCCTCCTGTTCTGAGTGGGGGTCATCAATAATCAGTAGGTTGGCACCCTTTCCAGTGACCGTACCGCCCACGCCGATAGCAAAATAGTCGCCGCCCTT